ATATTCTTAACCGGAAATCCACAGATTACATGGTTTAAAATGGTATATAGACGTTATACGAATTTTGCTGTTGAATCTCAAGCATTATTTTTTGATGGTGACCCAGACTTTGGAAAACGACTTTCATGTTTAGTGCCGAGAAGAGGTGATTTACTCGGTCCATTAGTCTTAGAAGTTACATTACCTCCATTAACACTTACAGATGGGACGCCCGTATCCTATGTAAATGCAATCGGTCATGCATTAATTGATGAAATTACTCTTGAAATTGGTGAGCAACAAATTGATACACAAACCGGCGAGTGGATGGAAATATGGTCTAATATGACTACAACTGCCACACAGAGACAAGGTTTCAACGATATGATTGGTAAAGTAGATGATTATATAACTCCTCAGAATTTTGGCCCTTTAAAGCTCTATATCCCATTACGTTTTTGGTTTTGTAAAAATCCTGGCCAGTATTTACCACTACTTGCGCTTCAGTATCATCCTATTCGTATTAATCTTAAACTAAGACCTTTACAAGATTTATTTTTCAGCCCATCATCTGTCGATACCGCAGTATGTGATACGCTTGCTGTAAACCCTGTAAAGATTACAGATTTACGCTTATTTGGCGACTATGTATATCTTGATGTAGAAGAACGTAGAAGATTTGTAAGTAATACACATGAATATTTAATTGAACAAGTTCAATATACTTCCCAAATATCAATCCCAGTTGGCGCAACATCTTCTACGGTACGTCTCGAGTTCAATCACCCAATTCGTGAATTACTCTGGTTTATTCAAAGGTCAAAAATGGTTTCTCGCCATGAATACTTCAATTATAGCAGCACAAGTATATTAGAGACTGGTGTTCGTAAAGATTTATTACAAGATGCAAATATACAACTTGACGGATATGATAGATTCGATCGCAGAGATGCTGGTTATTTCCGTTTAGTTCAGCCTTATTATCATCACACTGTAGTTCCGAATAACTTGTTTTTATATAACTATTGTTTCGCTTTGAGGCCTGAAGAGCTACAGCCATCTGGCTCGTTGAACGCTAGTAGAATTGATAGTTTCGTTTTACAAATGAATATTGTTCCCGATTCAACAACTGGTGCTACTCCTCCAAGAGATAATGCTTACACACGAGTTTATGCGACAAATCATAATGTACTGAGAATTATTAATGGATTTGGTGGGTTACTATTTACAATTTAAAAGTATTACAAAAATAGGTTATGGTATCTCTACCACATGTTCGAAAAATCACAATACCTACTTGGACATTTAAATGGATAACATTAGTGTTTGGGTTTTTTGGCTTAGATCATTGGGCGTTTGGCTCTGGATATACTGGTGGTATAAAATTAATAGTAAATTTGTTTACATTAGGTTCATGGTATGTGTACGATGTAATACAAGTATGGTCTAGTACAAGAGAGGATGGAATGAGTATAAAAGATCAGGGATTACAAACACCATTTGGATTTAAGGATTATATTGGAAAGGGTAGTTTTGATAATGAAGCATTAGCTAATATGAGTAAAAATACTCAATTATGGTTATGTTTCTTAGGTATTGGTATATTTAGCATATTATTTTATTTTACAGGGTTTTTTATATCAAACGATAGTGGTATAGTTAGTACAATTTTATTTGGAATAGCAACAATTTCATTCTATGCGGCCTTATTATTAGCCGCCTATACACTATATTTCTTTTTTAGTGGTTATATGCCAGCAAATTTTATGGCTGCTAAAGCTGGGTTAAATCCAACTGGTATACCGATATCTACAAGAAGCACTGGTGTAGGCGCCTTGTCATCTAAATTAGCTCAAGCTTCAGCATTTAGAGGGTTCGGTGGACAAATGCAAGGTGGAGGCCATGAATTTGATGCAATGATAGAAACAACAAAAAAAGCATTTGAAGTTCCTAAAGTTTCAAAAGATCATATATATTTCGGATTAATTTTATTAGCCTTACCATTATGCGGATTTGCTGCGTATATATTAACAAAAAAGAAAGAGGCTGTCAAAAAGGATGAAGTATCTAGAGACCCAAGAACAATTTGAAGAATTAATTGGTCGTAGTAGCAGTAATGATGTCGAATTACCACCAATTACTATTATTTGGTTTAGTGCCGAATGGTGCGGCCCTTGTAAAAGAATTGGCATTAATCAGCTAGTATCAGAATTCAATGTAAACTGGCTCAAATGTGATGTTGATATGAATAACTATACGGCCGGCTATTGTGGTATCCGGTCTATTCCGACATTCATGGTAATTCATAATACAAAAATTCTTGGTTCAAAAGGGTCAAGTAGCACAGTTGAAATTGCAGACTGGCTAAGAAATCTTATCCCTAAGTAAGTATGCTAGTAGTAGGTGGCGGTATTGCTGGTTTTTATTGCGCTTTAGAATTACTAAAACGCAATAAAACTGTAACATTATGTGAAAAATATAAAACAGTTGGTGGAAGAATTGATACATATAATAAAAATGGCTATCAATGGGAATCTGGCGCTGGACGTATTTCTAAAGCCCATACTATTATTTTAGGACTTATGAAAAAGTACAATCAACCAATTGTACCAATTTCAAAAGAGATACAATATAAAAGAGATGGTACATCTTCTATTGAGCCAAATCTATTTGAAAGTAATACACAAGCATTTTTTACACCATTAAATAATCTAGATTCTAAAGTGCTGGCAAATTCTACACTAAAAGAATTATGTGTAAAAATACATGGAAAAGAAAAAGCTGAAGAATATCTTGATAGATTTCCCTATAGAGCTGAAATAGAGGTTCTTAGAGCAGATTTAGGATTAGAAGTGTTTAAAAAAGGGGCTGAAATGGCATCTCATGAAGGATACTTTGTTGCCGCAAATGGATTACACAAACTTATCGAAGCAATGGAGAAAGATTTTATAGAAAAGGGTGGCAAACTTTTAACAAATCATAAATTAATAAACATTGTTGATAAAAAAGAATATATAGAAAGTGAATTTTTAATTGATTCTAAAAGCATTATAATAAAATCAGATAAAGTTATTTGCGCAATGGAATCTGAGGCTTTCAAAAAAATACCTTTCTTTAAAAACTTTAAGGTTTTAGAACATTTACGTATGGAACCTCTTATGCGTAACTATGCTGTATATGATAAACGATGGTTTTCTGACTACACTAGAATTGTATCAAAAGGTCCTATACGGTATTTCCTCCCTATTAATTACGAAAAAGGTATAGCTATGGTAAGCTACACAGATTCTAGAGATACTACTAACTTTCATAAGATTCTAAAAAAATATGGTGAAGATTCTCTTGGAAAACATATTCAAAATAAATTAAATGAATTATTTGGCAAAGTTCCAAATTACAAGTTTTTCAAAAGTCATTATTGGAAACACGGCGCAACATATTGGTTACCTGGCAATTATGATCCAGCTGAAGAATCAAAAAAATCATTGAAACCATTTGACTGTGAAGTATACGTAGCGAGTGAATCATTTAGTTTAAAACAAGCATGGATGGAAGGTTCTGTAGAGCAAGGAAAAAAATTGTTTGATACTTATAGATTATAAATGGACGCACATTTTATTATTGCTTTGTTCCATCTTTTTATTGTTGTACCATTTCTTGGCTATGTATTTGTAAATCGTGCTGCGACACCAGAATATTTATATAATATATTATTTTTTGTTGGTATTTTTGTTCTAGTATATCACGCTTACAAAGCCGCTATACGTATTAAGAGTGGCTCTCCAATGTTATGGATAAGTTTAATACATGTTCTAGCAATTGCTCCTATTATGATATATATTGGCTATATGAGTAAAAAGACACCACGGTCGGCATACGAGTTACTTGGGCTTATTACATTCGCTGCTCTTGGCTATCACTTATATTCATTAGTTCTTCTTACACAAGTTATAAAAGATGAGGATTAATAATATCACCAGAGTAAGAATAAAACTCATCAGACTTATAAAATAATAAATTAATTCCTATAATATTTAAATTAATATTTCTACCTTTCCATTGCCTTGTATGACACCATTCAGCTTCAACAATATTGTCGAGTGCAATATAATTTTTAATAAATCCCCCATTTTTTATAACATTTTTATCAAAAATATATATGGCATCATCAATTACTACATCATGTTCGTACTCAGAATAAGAATTTGGTCTTACAATTTCCCAAACACCTTCTCCTCCTACACTACTACCATAAGGTATATTTTTAGGACCATTATATATTCTTGCTCTAGCATTAATTGAATTAGGAACTAAGAGATCAAAATTAATTTGCTCTAATAATTTAATTTCTGGACGAGTTTTTATATACCAGTCATAATCTAATTTATCTTTATATTCTTGTATAAATTCACACATTTTAGTTAGTTGTTTTTTAGGATTGATAACCTTGTATTTAAATTTTATAATATCTTCATAATTACTAAAATCATCTTCACAAGATATACCGGCATAATCTACTTGATGGTCTTTCATATAATCATTAAAAATAGATATATGGGATTTTAATGATTCATGTAATTTATGGTTTGATATAATAACTAATAATTTCATATAGTGTATTATAAATATACTTTAAATAATATATTCAAGAATTTTCTGTCTTTCTGGAGAAACTATACGAACACAATTAATTGAATGATAATAAAATGCTGTAGTCGATGAGAAGTGTGTTTTACAGGATGTACAACTATTATCTCCATCAAGAATCATATCAGTTTCATTTTTAAAATGCTTTCGCATACAATGAATTCTACGATTCGCTTTTGTAATTGCTTCAAACTTACATCCATCAAAACAACACTTGAAAGTGTCTATTTTATTCGTATCCCTATCCTTGTGTTTTGATAACTTATGAAGTTCTAGAGAAGTCTTTTGAATGAAATCTTTTTTACAAATGTCACATTCAAAAGGTAGTTTTCCTTCATGCTTCTTCATATGGTAATACATTGTATTCTGATTCTCTTTTACAACATTACAATTAGGACAAACAAACCAACCTTGTTCGTTCTTAATATACTTTGAAGACATTATGGACTGTAGAATTTATTTAAAAAATTTTTTTTCAAATTTTTATATATTTAGTGTTATTAATGGATAAACTTCCGTCTGATATTAAACATGAAAAGTATTTTTCATCTTATATACCAAATGAACTCTTTTGGGGAATAGGGATAGAAAATGAAACATATCTTGAAATTTTAACAAATAAAAAGGTGCCTGGAACTTTCTTTAAAAACCAGAAACCAGAACGTTATAGTGTAAATTATTATAAAACATATCGCAATGGTGAATTTAATAAAGCACTTGATACGATTATTGATAAAGATAAAGAATATAATTTACCTATTCTTATGAACTGCCATGAATTAACGAAAAATGACTTATCCGGCCAACCTATGACAAATTATGATAAAGGCTCAACTCTGAATAAAAACTTTTCTGGTAAGACTGTAATTGAATATATGAAAGAACAAAATGAATACTTTGAAAAAGACTATAATATGAGTTATTGTTTTGATGGTGATACTATTGAATTTATGACTCTTAATTTTTATAAAACAACAATACAGCATGTCATTGATGAACTGAAGCATACTAAAAAAACATTTATAAATAATTTAAATAAACTGAATCTGCCAATAGCAAAAGATACTACATTTGTATATCCAAAGGGAAACTATGGATTCGCAAGATTTACTACAAATATGAATAATCTTGCTATATTTAACAATGGAACTTATCATTTTAATTTTACATTACCAACTATGTTAAATGCAAATATGGAGATCAAAGACAGACGAGCATTTGATAGACGACATGCTATGGCAATTCGTATAATTCAAGTCATGGAGCCCTTTTTCATAGCAAAATATGGAAGTGGCGATATATTATCATTAAGTGAAAAATACAGAAAAAGATATCCAAGAGGTTCTCAAAGAGTCGCAGCATCAAGATATATTGGTGGTGGAACTTTCGATACAAATAGAATACAAACTGGTAAATTGCTACAAGGTAACTCTAAAATATACGCAAGAGATTGGTATAATGAATTATACGAACAAATCAATTATGAAAAAAATGATTTAATAGGTTTCGATATTAATTTCAATAAGTTTAAAAATCACGGAATAGAATTACGATTCTTTGATTTATTTCCTATTGAAAATTTACCAGAAGTCTTAGAATTTTTAGTATATTTATTAGACCATTCTGTTGTATTAGAACATCTAGAAAGTTGTATTGATAATGAATTCTGGAACACTATTATGTATAGAGCAGTGCTTGAAGGAAAAGATACATTTCTTACAATAGATGAATTATCATGGTTAAGAAAACATTTAAATATAACAATAAGACTTAAAAGTCGAAGAATTCTTGATTTATACGATCAAATTTATATATTTTTAAAAAATAAATATAAATATGATGGGCCTTGTAGTAGATATATGTTAGAAAAACCAACAATCTGCTGTTAATAACATTTGTCGTATATTTGTTTTTTAATTTCATTAATTTCTTTTATAGTTTCTTGTAGTTTTTTATGCCTCGTATATGTTGAATAGTCATCACGAACTGGGGTTTCAATTATAGATAGTATTGTTTTTTGCTTTTCTTTTAGATGTTTATCAAATTCAATACATTCTAATTTATTTAACATCTATCTAAAGATATTATAATATTTTTAAATAATGAAACTTCTAACATTAGCAATTGGAGGAGATTTTCGTAAAAGTCTTAAGAAAGCACTTGATTCTAAAAAAACATATTGTATTAAACATGGATATGAGTATATTCTTGGTGGTGAAGAATTTTGGGATAGAGAGCGTCCAATTCCTTGGTCCAAGATTCCATTTTTATTAGATGTAATGAAAAAATCAGTTGATGGAGAACTAATATTTATGAGCGATGCTGATGTTTATATTACAAATATGGATACTAAGATTGAAGAAACTATTGTACCATTGTTACCTGAAGCTAAAGACTTATTAATGACAATTGATTCATGCGGCCATATTAATGATGGCAATATATTAATTCGTAATACTGCTTGGGCGCGTGACTTCTGGGCGCGTGTTTACGATCAAACTGACTTAATGTACCATCCTTGGTGGGAAAATGCTGCTGTTATTAAACTTCTTGAATTGAATAGCTCTGATTTTTTAAAAACAGAAATTACAAATCAATGCCGTTTATTTAACGCTTATATTCAAGGTATCCCGAACGCGCCTTTATGGCAACCTGGGGATTTTCTGGTTCATTTTGCGGGAATCTACGATGTGAATAAAATGAATAAATATATTGAAGATATTGATGCGGGAAAGATTCCTAGGAAAGGTATGTTTGAATAAAAATATATTTATTATATAGAAATGAATAGTGCTAATGGCAATAATGGCAGCAATGAGAATGATGATTTAGTAGGTGGTCAGAATAGTTCTTCATCAAATATGAGAACAAACAACGGCATGAATAGCATGAATGGTATGAATCGCAAGAATGGTATGAATAACACTCGCAAGAATGGCAACATGGCTGGCGGTAAAAGAAGTAATAATAATAATGGAAATGGAAATTTGAATGGTGGCGCTAAGATTCCCGCTAAGGGTACAAAGGCCCAAGTGTATCACGGCACTGCTCGCCACACTTCCGGTGGCTTAACCAAGAAGGATTTAATGAAGACCAAGAAAGGGCGTATTGTAAGCCGCAAGAAGCACGCTGCGGGTAAAAAGGCGCTGAAGAATTTAGTGAAGGCTGGTTACAAGGCCAAGAAGGGAACATTTAAGTTATTTAAGAAGTAAATAACGACTTGAGCGAAGCGAAACAAGTTATTTAAGAAGTAAATAACGACTTGAGCGAAGCGAAACAAGTTATTTAAGAAGTAAAAAGTTTTAACTCTCTCTTAGTTCCAAAGCGTCAGCTAAAGTTCTTAAGTACTCTGAAGCTTGGGCGTAATTAATATTAGGCTGAGAACTTTTAATACTATTAAAGTCGAACCAGTATAACGACCCTCGTTTTTCTGTTTCGCCTACTGAAGACCATACAAGTGAAACATCCGATGCTTTAGTTTCATTCAATATTGTTTTAATATCAATATCTTTCATTTTAGAAGCAAGAATTCCTATAACTTCATCATATAATGACTTAGTATTCCAGAATATGCTATTAAATTCATTTTTAGGAAAAGTCCCACCAGCAATTAATGTTATATCATCTTTACTTTGAAAAATAGGGGCTGGAATATCATAACCGTACCAAAGAACAATTAAAGGTTTCGAACAATTCTGAATATAAGTGTAAGCAAGACGTAAATCTTGTGTTTCACGTATACGGAATATAGCATCAATGTATATATTTTTTAAATACTTCGGTTGATGTTTTAAAAATGTATCTGAAAATATTACTACAATTTTATTTCTACGTAAAACTTCTTCAGAATATAAATGTAATAAAGAATTATACGATTTATCTAAATTATATAAATCTCCAACACAAAATATTTTCTGTTTCCGAATCGGGATAGAATATGCTTCCAATTGGATTGTAGATTCACTCATTAATCTTTATGAATTTTCTTAGATTCTAAAAGAAACGCATACTATGAACAAATATTTATTTATCGCTTTACCATTTATTATATTATTAGTCGATTTACCATGGTTAATGTTGAATAGTAAAGGAGCAAGACTTATGATTGAAAAGATTCAGGGTTCACCAATGAGAATACAAATACTACCTTCGGCCGTGGTGTATATTGCTCTTGCGTATTTAATTACAGTTCCTAAAAATGTATTATCTGCTTTTTTACTCGGTTTATGTACCTATGCCGTGTATGATTTTACAAATCTTGCTACACTAACAAATTATACTTTACAATTCGCAATAATGGATTCTATTTGGGGAGGAATCTTATTCGCCATTGTTTTTACAATATTAAAACAGCTAAATAAGTTATAGTGATACTAATAAAATTGAATTTTTAATTTATATTATAAATTATAAACAAAAATGGATACTTATACCTCTCCTACAGTACATCCACTCAATGATGAAGAAAAAGCATATCTTAAATCATTGAGTCCCAGAGAACTAGCACTACATGAAGCAGCTGTTGAAAAACTCGGCTCTTCTTACTTTGTTTGGAAAAGTCATGGATTTCAAGAATATAAAGCAAAAAAGAAAGATACATAAAGTAAGTGATGGA